CACGCACACTAATGCCAGCAATACCACCACCAAAATCAAAAACAAACATATACAACATAAGCAAGATAGGCATAGGCAAAACGAGTAAATACAATTACACAATAGTCATCAAGGGTTTAATCAACGCACGATTAATAGATACATAGAACGATCAACATTACTACTATTAAGGTGGGTCTTGATGTTCTCACATACAAGATAGCCACCACGGGGTTCAGCCCGCACCGACCAGAATCCACTGGTGTCACACAATTATCACTAATTCAAATTAAAACGTTAGTTGCTACATATACATATAGTTCTGCTATAACAATAACTGCGCTGAAATAATACACTGAAGGGGAGAATCTCAACCCAACTTATACAAATACCGGATTCAGCCGGCACCGGCCAGAATTAACTGGCGTCACTAAATTAATACACTGAAGGGGAGAATCTCAACCCAACTTAATACAATCACGAGGAGAATCTCAACCCGTTAATACAAACAAAGAAAAGAATAAAACACATTCACACCTATGTACATTTCCTTAAATCAGAGTCCGTAGATAGTCGTTTAGTTCGATCACTCCTTAAGAGAGTCAGCGATCACCTGACTCAATTCATCCTCGAAACCCAACTGAAACTCATAATCAGTTTGGGAATCACCAAAGTAGAACGCGACATTGTCGAAGATTTCAACATCGCGGACTCTCTCAACCTTGGCGATTTCTTGTAGCTCGAGCGTTTTACGGTACCATTCCTTGTACGTAAGCTTGCTCTGCCACCCCAGCTCTTGCAACTGGTCCCTCAGGCGCTGGAAATCCTCGGGACCATGGTGTGCCATCATCAACAAGGCAACATCAACTTTCATCTGCATGATTTCCTGGTTACCATCGTTCCTCTTCTTTTGCCACTGCAGCTCTCTAGCAATCACTGCCTTCGGTAGTGGAGCTGCGACAAGCGCTCCACGAGGAGTAAATGTTCTCTTGAGAAACTGCAAGTCCTCCACTCGTTCGTAAGGGCTGTCAACTCCATCTTTAGCCGCCGACGTCACCTCATATCCGAGAGCTTCAAGGTACATTTTAATCGTTACACGATTGTACCATGGAAGTACAGCAGGAGAAACCGTTGCAATGACGTCATCTCCATACGTCAAACACCTAACATGTTCGTCGAATTGCCTAATATCCTTTGGCAGCCCCACTGCCCTCTGACAAAACACGAACGCAACAAGCATGTTATACCAATTGGCTATCGAGTTGAGCACGTCAGTTCCAGCATTACCAGACTTGTTTCCTTTCATGGTTTTCACAACAAGCTCACCACAAACAATAGTGCTACAGGTTATTGATCTCATCAGCGCTGCACGCGCCTTTCGATGCTTGAACCCGTAAAACTTGTCCATGAGATGCAGAGCAACATTGAACGCCTGAACTGTCACTGTTCCATCAAAATTCGAATAATCTATATCGAACCCTGAATCGTTCATCTCCTTCAACTGGTGGTAAACGTCCGCCCACTGAGAGTCAACATCTATTCCGATCGCACTACACAGTCTAAACCCAACGTGCTTCTTCCACCAGCCAAAGAAAGCACCCATATACTTTCGTTGCAGCATGGTAAAGGTGAGTTCTGGTGACACGAAAACTCGAACTTGTCCGGTTTTGACTTTGTGAATCTTACGCAACTCATCTTTATTACAAGCAGTCCATAATACTCGCGGCTCTTTCCCTTCCAGAATACGCACTTCCTCATCTTGTAGATGCTGCATATACGGCTTCTTCAACCACGGAATGACTTTATTTCGAGCAACGTCTGAGTACATGTACTTCTTCTCTTCACCTTCAACTGATGGCATTTCGTCAAAGATATCTTTCTTCCCTTGCGGATAGACTTTAGTCAAAATGCCTGGAGATGTGTCCATAACGATCTGCGTGAGCCCCAACTCAACGTCACCATTAATAGTTTGATCTTCGTTAAGGACAACTCCTTCGTCTTCCGGAATCTTTTCGAGCATAAAACCAAGGACCGTTTCGCTTACTCCAATCGGCACAGTCATTGGCTGATCACTACCAAATTTCTCAATCCCAGTATACAGCGTATGAATTCCTGCAACCTGGCCAATCTGACACGGTATGAACTCATCTGGCCATGATGGACAATTAAGTCCCGTTCTGCCAAATACAGTTTTATGCGGTTGAAACCTATCCATGGACACATCGTTCCACTTCACTGCTCCAAGCACCTCAATCTCTCCGGTAGCCCACGATTGTGTAGTTTGCGCATCGAGAAAAACTTCCTCTTCTTCTTCAATGATCCAAGCGTCAGTTGGTTCACTAACATGAGCTCTCTCAGCAATAACCTCCTCAGCTTCAACTAAAGCTTCAAGCGTGATATCTGCGACACCTGTCATTTTCGTTCCTTCCTCACGACCCCAAACGTGCAAACCAATAAAAGGTCGTTGCACTGTCGTGTTTCGAAAGAGGTATGGTTTACCACAATCTCCCATAAGAGCTTGTTTTTCTGTCAATCCAGGAAGGGCTACTTCTTGTCCTCTTTCTAACTGACTTTTGAACGACACCATAGCCTTCGACAATGTAAATTGTTCGAGCCACAATGCCGTATACTCACAACCTGAGTATGCCTCTTTGTCGTGTCGAGTCGTAATCAAACCTCGTATGGACCGAACATTGATGAGAGTTTGGTCTTCAACCTTGACGACCACTAAATCTCGTTCTCCTCCAAACGGTCCAACATCGGTAACAGTTTCAACGTTCAGGTCAGACAGCGCCAAAGGAACCATCTTAACTCGTAGTCCCTGTTTGTTCCTCTGCTCTATCCACACCGACTTGGAAATATCAGTACACTGCTTATAAGTGCGGCTGTAAAAATGTCCAGGTAGTAACAAAGTATTTGAATCCACTGCTACACACCATAAACCGCGCGCACCAAGTCCATCGCATCTCATTTCAATGCGAAGGATATTTTTTTGTAGTGCACGTACTTTTTGAACAGAAGCCTCATCTCCTCCTTGGTCTCCAATCACAGCCTTAACCCGGTTAATCGCAACTTGTACTGGCTTAGTACGAACTGGTTGGCGCGTACCACCTGAACCATACTGCGGTCCTTGTCCTTCAAGAGGAATATCGATTGCTGATTGACAGTACTTCTTAAACAAACGATAAATTCCATAAGCTGCTCCTGCTGCCGCACAAACACCGAGAATTGACGCAGTAAAAGCTATAAGGCCTGACCATCTCTGCTTCTTCGTTCCAACTTCAACATCATTCTTGGTCGCTTCCGCATGAACGTATCTCATAAAATGTGCGAAGTTGTCATGGGTATCCGGAAGAAAGAAGTTTGTCGTTGACGACCGCGGCTGACACATTTCAGTTCTCATCGCTTCTTCAGTGGCCCAGCCTAGGGCGTCATGATCGATAAAGAATAAGCGTTTCAGTCTCTGAGCTTCATATCGTCCCCACGATCCATCAGAAACCGCCTCTCGATTCATGACGATGTAGTGGAGCCTCAAATGAAAAGTACCGGGTCGAGTGATTCTCTCTCCTTTCGCTGTTTCGACGCTATCGTAGACCTCATCATCATCGTAATTCTGTGGATAAAGTCCAGTCACGTCGTCCATAAACGTTTTCCCGATTTGATCCACAAGTTGCGGCATATCTTCTTCAATCACTTGCGTTTCAACAACTCCGCCGACTCGTTTGATGTTCTTTAAAACGTTGTCGATTCCCATCGTCACAACGTTACGTCGAGTATATTCGGCGACCATAGATTGCACAACTGTGGAATACTTGTACGATCCAGTAACATGTCCAGTCAGCAAGTCGAGCTTCTTCAAATACCAAACTTCATCGACTCGTCGATCGAGTTCTACGACGTCTGCGGCTCCATCTAGTAGTTGAACGACAGCAGCAACATCAACTTTCCCGTCTCGTTTGTATCTGTCCTTCACCATAAGTGAATACGCAAACGGAAACCTCCTGTGTATCGCTCCTTTATCTCGCACTGAACTCAAAACTTGAACACTCTGTTGGTTCGTTGTGACTACCACAAAAGGCGAGTCAAAGACGGTCTTCTTCTCTTCGAGATTTGCCATGAGAACTGGACACTTAGCAACGGAAATGAGATTGATTACTTCCAACGCATCTTTATCTTCCTGTCCGGCCGCAAAATCGTCAATGAGAACCATATGCTGAGAGAAGTATCCATCATAATACTGGTGGTCTGGATTGTTTGGTTTCGCCCATAAATTCCTTTGGGCGTCTTCAACGTTATCCACCAAACCAAGTCGCATCATCACCGAAAAAGGTAATAAAGACGACAGTATTAGACTCTTACCGACGCCAGCTGAACCTTCCAACCATAGTCCGATTGGTTCCGACCGCGTTTTAATTGTGTCGTACACTTTCTTGGCATCAGTCATCAACTTCACTATTCTCGTCGCCGTTAACCTCCATGTTTGAGGAAACGATCTTTCCGTCCCGTAAGCATTGACTTCCAAAGCGGTCTTGTATAACTGTTCAAGAACCACGTAGTTTGACTTTCCTGCTACGGATTTAAACAGATTATTATTGTCTGCACGGTTTCCTGAGACAAAAGCATCACAATCAATCTGCCACTGTATTAGGCGTGAGTGATTGTCGCGCGCCCAATCTTCAAACAAATTTCGTCCCTCGGTAACATATTCAACCGCTGTTGACACTCCGTTACGAATGAAGTCCCACAACTTTGGGACAACCATGACACCGTTCGAAATCTTGCCAAACGTACTAGCAAGCTCGCCCATCCGGTGGGTCGCAAGGGTACGGACGTCTTTAACATCCATTGATGACATGTTCCATCCAATCCCTGCTAACAAAGTTCCGACGAGCGCTGTGGCTACTGCACAGCCAATTTTTGTGTAGGTGGACAAGCCCTCATTCTCATCTTGATTTAAGAACGGGAAGCATCCTTCTGTAAGTTGTTGCACGAGCTTCT